ATGAGCACGGTCGACGATCGCGATCGAGCCGGCCGAACGCCTCTGCACTACGCCGTCAACGCCAACCGTGACCTAGATAAGGGGCGCCGCCTTCTCGAAGCCGGTGCCGACCCGAATGCCAAAGACCACGAAGGACTCACGCCACTGCACATTGCCGCCCAGTACGACGAGGGAGAAGAAGCGATACGCCTTCTCCTCGAGCTCGGTGCGGACCCCAACGCGTTGGACAACCTGGGGCGGAGTCCGCTGATGGTCGCTGTCGCGTCGTCACTGTCACCGGCAATCGAATCCATCCTCTTGGCCGCGGGAAGCGATCCCCACCACGAAGGAACAAACCACTACAGCCCCGCCATCTACATCGAGCGCTACGGCACAGACGAAGAGAAGAGCCTCTTCGCGCCATACCTGCGGTAGAGACAGTCGCGGCCACAGTTCTCGGCACACTAGTGGCCCACTTGCGTGGGTCCAAAAGTGAATCGCCCGAGCCGGGCTAGAAGACAGAAATCTCTGTCTGAGATGGGAAATTCTCCCATGGTGGCCAGAGTCGGGATCGAACCGACGACCTTCCACTTTTCAGGCGGACGCTCGTACCAACTGAGCTACCTGGCCAGAAGGTCCGGTGCGAAACCGGAAACCTTTGGCGACCCTGACGGGACTCGAACCCGCGACCTCCGCCGTGACAGGGCGGCGCGCTAACCAACTGCGCCACAGGGCCATCTTCAATTTTCCTGCTCCCCCGTAGAGGATCAGTTGTACCCCCTACGGGATTCGAACCCGCGCTACCGCCTTGAAAGGGCGGCGTCCTAGGCCGCTAGACGAAGGGGGCCGGTTCTCCGTTGGGAGCCGACTCAGCTTAGGACACCGCTCGCGCAATTCACAAATCGGCTGGTCAGACTGCATTTCGCACGAGTTGGTGCCCTCCGAACACCATACCCGGATCCGACGTCGACGGCATCGACAATTCCAAGCCCACCGTCGATGCATCGCCGCGCGGCCGACCTGTAAACTCACTTCCTGCGTCGGCCACAGCGCCGAGGCGTCCGCCCCTATAGCTCAGTTGGTAGAGCTACGGACTTTTAATCCGCAGGTCGTAGGTTCGAGCCCTACTGGGGGCACTTCCCTGATCAGGCGATTCATCGAAAGATGGGTCGCCTGAATCTGTTTCGTCGGTCTGATCTGTCACCGATTGATCACCTTTGCTTTGCAAAGTTCTTTCGGTGTCACGCCCTGCCCGCGGGATGAGACGTGCCGCCGCCTCGGCTGCGCCCTTCTCCACACCCGGCAGCAAGTGCGAGTAGGTGTCGCTCGTGATGCTGATCGAGCTGTGCCCGAGCCGCTTGGAAACGATCGCGAGCGGCACGTCAGCGGCCAACAGCAACGACGCCGCACCGTGGCGCAAATCGTGCACCCGAATGCGCCGCAAGCCGACCTCGTCGGCGAGGTCGTGGAACAACTTCGTCACGTCGGCGGGCGGGATCGGGCTTCCATCCTCACGGCTGAATACCAATCCGTGGTCGCAATACAACTCGCCCCACTCGGCACGCTCGATCTCCTGATGCGCCCGGTGTGCGAGCAGCGTCCGCATCGTCATCGCATCGAGTTCGACGGTGCGGTGGTCCCCCGACGCAGTCTTCGGCGCACCGAACTGGAACTGCCGGTGCTCACCTCCGCAGAACCGGCACTCAATTCCGGTCCCATCGACCTCGACGATCTGCTGGCGGACGGTGATGACCCCGTCGGCGATGTCATCCCATCGGAGACCGACAGCTTCGCCGCGACGCAGTCCAGTGAGCGCGAGGACTTCGAACAACGCACCCAGGCGGTGCGATCCCGCGCGATCGAGGAACGTTCCGAGTTCCGTTGGCGTCCAGGGCTTCACCCTCGGGCGGGCGGCACGCGGCAACTCCATATCGGCGGCGGCGTTGAAACTCACCAGGTGCTTGCGCTTCGCGCTCGTGAGGGCACTACGCAGCGTGGCATGAACGCGGCGCTGCGTAGCTGGCGAGAGCTGCTTGGGGTTGCGCCGCTGACCCTTACCGATCTTCGCCCCCTCGGCAGGTTTCGTTGGCGGCTTGGCGATTTCACGGAGCATGTGCTCGACGTGTGTAGCTCGGAGATCCCGCAGTCGTACATTGCCAATCGTCGGCACGATGTAGGCGTTGACATGCTGCTGATAGCTACGCAGCGTCGTCGGGCGCACCCCAGCGGATTCCTTTGCTGCGAGCCATGATTCGAGGTATTGCGCGAGTGTGAGTCGTTGATCCACCGCGACAACTCCGGTGCGGATCTCGCCCAGCCGCTCGTCGAGCGCCTCCACGGCTTCGCGCTTGGTTCGGAATCCTCGCTTGCGCTCCTGGCGTCGCTTGCCTGTCGCCGGGTCGCGACCGAGATCAACGACATATCCCCAGGAACTACCCGAGTTCTTGACGCTACCGCGCATCAGGATTCACCTATTCCTTATTGAAGTGATCCGGAGGGAGGAACGCTTCGAGGAACGTACGCACGGCGTCGGGCGTAACTCCACCAACAATCTTCTCGACCTCACTATCCCGTTCCGATGCAGCTGAAACAGCCTCGCGCAGTTGATTTCGCGCCTCTACGAGGCTGGAGACCGCCTTGATCGCAGGCTTCGTTGCGAGATGAGACCGCACAACGTCCAACGACATTTCGACATCGTTCGAGTCGTAACTACGCTTTACGAGATCAGCCGGTTCCGCGTTCAATCGCTCTGTAGCGTCCCAGATCTGGTCTGCCACGATGTTGACGTCGTCAGCCGAACGACTGGCGAGCGAGATGAAGGCATCAAGCGCGGCACGTTGGTCGTAGCTGCGGCTGGCGATCATCTCGTCGAGGGTCAAGTCGAAAGCTGACGCCAGCACCACGGCTTCGTCGAGCCGGATTGTTCTGTCCATGGCCTCAATCTTCGCGATGGTCGTCGGGTGAGCTCGTAGCCCTGCGGAGACGAGACGATCAGCCAAGTCGGCCTGTGACCAGCCTCGTTGCTTTCGCTCAGCCTTAACGCGGTTGACGAAGCGTCGCGCGATGTCGTGCGAGATTCCCTCTTCATTTCCCATAGTAGGAATATCATCCCGCAGTGGGTTGTGTTCGTCAAGGTTACGTAGTACCGTCTGAGTCGGCTCCCCGATTTGGGAAGCATGAACCAATTCAGGAAAGGCCTTTGAAAAATGACGAACCCCCACTGGACACCGGATGCAGTGAGGGAGCTGGGCGTCCGGACCGATCTTGAGACCGCGAACAGCGTGCTTGGAATTAGCCGATCGGTCGGTTACGAGCTCATTCAGCGCGGCGAGTATCCAGTCAAGACTCTCCGAGTTGGCAAACGCTACATCGTCCCGGTCGCGGGACTCCTTGCCGCACTGGACATCCCGGCGACGGAACCCGAACGGCAGTCGGCCTGATGACTGCCCCACCGGGTATCGCCCCGGCTCGCTCTCCCCGGAGTATCGACTTCTCCGGTATCGAAGACCTCAAAGTCATCGCCCGCCGCGTGCTCGCGGAGCAGGGCACACAGACCGAAAAGAAATGACCGGCCTGAGCACCACCTCAGACCGGTCGAATCAGAAACCACCTCGACAAAGGAAAGACCCTGATGGAACTCATTCTGACATACCCGAGCGACAGGCGGACAGACCGACGCGTCGTGACCGCCCGCACCGATGCCGCGTGGACGGTGTGGCACCAGTCGCCGGCCGGTGAGACCCGCGACCGACTGCGCGACGCTATCTGGCAATTCCAGGACCGCGCAGACGCTGGCCACAACGTCTCGTCGATCGTCGGAGCGCTCGACGCAGCGGAACTCAACGCACACGCCGAGATGCTCGGCGAGGTCGACGACGTAGTAACAGAGTCGCAGAGTGGTGACGCCGCATGAACCGCGAAGCCGTGGCCGATCGACTCTGCCACCAACTCAACACGTTCGAGTCGAGCGCGTTGAGCGACGAACAGCTCCTCGCCCTGACCGTGCTGCTCGAATCGTTCAGCGGTGTGAAATCCGAAGAGCTGCCTCGGGTTCCGCATTTGGAGGTCGTCCGATGACCGCGACTTCGCCCAACCGCGCCGTCGACGAACTCCTCGAATCGGCTTGGAATGCGATCGAGTCGATCGAGTGGGGCATCGACCGGATCGCGATGAACGACGAAATCGAGACCGACGACAGCGTCGAGCTGTCTCGCATCTCCGATGCGACCGGACCGATTGGACGCGCAGTGCGCGCCTTCACCCGCTACAGCGACGGCCGGCCGATCAGATCCCACGTCCCGATCACTCCTGGTGTCACGTTCATCGTGCTGTGGCCAGCCGACCCCGCCTGGGCTGCCGCCGAATACGCGTTGCACGAGGGGATGACTTGGGATGGCCGTTGGCGACTGGCATCCGAGGGCCGACTACCTGTCGACCCGGGCCAGCCTGACCGTGGCGGATTCCGCGTGTGGGTCGACGACGGGCCGTGTGCCGTCCGCATCGAGGATCTGCCGCCCACTCCACAGTTGGAGGTTGTCAGATGACCCTACGAGGCCGACGCGAAGCGTCCGAACGGCTGCAACCGCTGTGGTGCCCCGAATGTCGCAGCACCTACGCCGACCCTTGGTCGCACACCTGCGGGATACACGCGTCGGCACCCCGCGACCTCGATGCGTGGGAGGACACCCTTGCCACGCTCAGCCACCTGGGTCTGACGCCCATGGTGCCCGCTGAGGTTGCCCGCGGCATCTGGCGGCGTGGTGGTCGATCCCTTCGCCTCATCAGCCGCGTCTCTGAGCACGGAGGGATTCAACCAACCGCATGATTCCTACCCAGCCCGTCTCACCCCGCGTTGACAACCAGTCGACGCGGGGTGAGGCCGCGCGCCTTCCCACCCGCATTGTCGCGCTCACCCACACCAGCCGCGAAGTCTCGTGGTCCCTTGCGCACGAGGCGCTTTGGCCCATCGTCGAGCGCGCCTTGCGTGTCGGAGCACTACCACTGATCGGTACACACGACTGGCTCGATCTGCCCACCTCCGACCCTCGACGCGTCGGGGCGATCTATCTCGCCGCCGACCAGTGGGCCTTACACCTCGAAAACCAGACCTCCGCGATCATCGACGCCTCGCGGGAGATCTCGATCAGCCGCGACTGGTCCGCCGAAGCTCAACGCCAGCTCGAACACGAACGGTGGCTACAGGCCAATCCCTGGGCAATGCGGAGGCCGGCATGACGCGCAACCGCCACTACGACACAGCCCAGGAGGACAACGTGCATCCGATCAACGGTGGCGAACCCGAGGTTCCGCACCAGATCGTCGACGGAGGCACGTTCATCCACGACGAGCCCGAAGGTGTTGCCGCAGTGTGGGGTAAGGGCGATCGTGTGCTCTGGGCGGATGGCGAAGCACTCATCGTCTGCGGTCCCCAAGGCGTAGGCAAAACGACCCTCGCCTCGAATGTGTTGGCGTCGCTGATCGGTGAACGACCCACCGACGTACTCGGCCTTCCCGTAAACCCGGTGCCGCATGTTCTCTACCTCGCGATGGACCGGCCTCGGCAGGCCGCGCGAGCGCTGCGCCGACAACTCGGGCATCGAGACCGTGACTACCTCGCACAACGCATCACGTTCTGGAAGGGACCGCCGCCCTACGACCTCGCGAAGAACACAGGTGTGCTGACCTCTCTTGCCGAGTCTGCCTGCGCCGACATCGTGATCGTCGACAGCCTCAAAGATGCCGCGCTGGGTCTATCGGATGACGAGGTCGGAGCCGGGTGGAACCGCGCCCGCCAACAACTGCTGGCCAGTGGCCGCAACCTTCTCGAACTGCACCACATCAAGAAGATCCCCTCGGACAAGAAGCCCGATATCGCCGACGTGTACGGCTCGACGTGGATCACCTCGGGAGCGGGCTCAGTGCTACTGCTCAACGGCAACCCCGGCGACCCCGTGGTTCACATGCACCACGTCAAGCAGCCCGTCGGCGAGCTCGGCCCTTGGAGTCTCCTGCACGACCAGGAGAGCGGTGCGGTCACCATCCACGGTCAGGTCGACATCGAGGCCGTCGCAGCCCGCATCGGTGGCATCACCGTGAAAGGTGCCGCACGGCTGCTCTTCGAGGTGGACAACCCCGACCGAAACCAGATCGAGAAGGCGCGCCGCAAGCTCACCGCACTGGTACGAAACGGACGGCTGTACGCCACAGAGCCGGGTAAGCCGAGCCCCACAACCTACGTCGCGGCGACCTGTCAGGGGCTCGCGTCATGACCCCCGAAATCCAATCACGTTTCCAATCACGCGGCCTCTCGCCGCGTGATAAATCACGCGCCCTCCAATCAATCACGGCACAACCCAAAGCCGCAGGTCAGGCAATCACGGTTCCAATCACGGGTATCACGCACCCACGTAATCACGCCCTGGGGGGTCTCTTAGAGACCCCAGGGCGACGTGGCGGGGCCGAAATCAGGCTCTCCGGGGCCTCTGAAAACAGGAGAAATGGATGGACCTCAACGATCCCGAACACTCCAACCGGATCACCGCTGTGCTCTTGCCCGATGGCTGGCACAAGGTTCTCCACAACAGCTTCGAGATCGAACCCTGGAATCCGGCAGACGCTCTCGGCTTCTCATTCCTCACGGGCAGTGAGGAGATCTCGGGGCCTCTCACGTCAGTCCTCGCGATCAGCCAAGCATGAGGAACCAGCCACTCTGCGAAATGTGTCGATTCCCGATGAGCTTCCCCGAAGACATCGACCGTGGGGAACACGCCACATGCATCGCCATCGCCTGGCCCAAGGGATCACGACAGAGGGCGCAACTGCGAAAGCCCTTCCACTTTCGAAAGGAGAAGAAGCGATGACTCCGAGCCTCAGTACCCAGCCCAACCCACCTGCTCGTGGCTCGCGTGCTGTGTGCGGAATCGATGCGCGCACGTGCGAGTCGGGGGTGGGGGGCAAATTCTCCCCCCGCTTTAACCCCGCCCAACCCACCTCGTGCTGCCTCACGTCGCCCAACCCACCTCGTGCTGCCTCACGTCCCGATGGCCCGAACGTTGTGCGTGCGCGTGCGAGCAGGGCCTCGAAGATCGCAGTCACGTCGGCGCGAGGTGATGTGACCAACGTGTGACCACTGCATCGATCTCGTTGCAGCGCAATACAACTCAACACCCCAGCGGATACACAATCCGCAGGTATCACAGAAGGAGAAGTCACCATGCCCTACACCCCACCCAGCAACGTCCACCGCATCAGCACCCGACGAGGCGGCAACCGCATCGCCAACCTCGGCTACGTCGACCGCAACGGCGTCTACCGCTTCCGAGATGGGCGGACCGTGCAGGCAGCGGGCTACCTCGTTCGCGCCGACGGCACCCGCGAGAGCGGCACACGGCTGGTGATCGTGCAGGCCGACGGGACTCTCCGCTTCGGCCCCGGCTCACAGGACGGGCAGGACTCGGCGGGCAACACGGCTTCCGGTCGTCACTCCGTCGACAGCGATTACCAGGCGACCTACGACGCCAACCCCGACGCGTACGACGCATTGCCGTTGACCGTGTTCACCGTGGCGGACGGTGCCTGATGGCCGGCCGACCGTTCGAGGAACTCAGCGCCGCACTCGGCGAGGCCCTGAGAGCCTCCACACGCCCCAAGCCGCCCTCGGCACCCAAGACCCCACCCCCAGCTGGATCGTCGCTCAGCGACGCCATCACCCACCACTACAGCCAGGAGAACGCACATGCCGACGACAACGACTGAGGCGCAGGACGCCCTCGCCACAGCCCGCGCCCACCACGCCGAACTCGAAGACGCCATCCGCGACGGCAACGACACCATCACCGCGGCGCAGTTGGCCGACGCCACCGCCGAGATCCGCACGGCTGAACTCCGGCTCGAAGCTGCCGAGCGCGCCGAGCAGCGCACCGCCGAGGCCGCCCGCGCCCACGAGGCCGACGTGGTGCGCCAGGAGTTCGAGCACCTCACCGGGAAGGGGTCGGAGAAGGCACGCAAGGCGTACGCCGCCGCGGTGGCGGCACTGCGCACCCTGACCGCCGAGGCCAACGGACTTCGCGACACCCGCGCGGCACTGCAAGCGCGCGCCAGCATGGCCGGCGTCGACCTGCCGTTCTGGGATTCCGAGCGAGTCGTCGACGGTGGCGGCGAGTCGTACATCAACCGCGCCATCAAGGAGGCACGCGGTGACGTCCTCACTCACGCCCACGCCCTGCACGACGACAAGCGCCGCGCCGAGTTCGCCGCAGCCGCACAGCGCGCCGAGAAACTCGACCGTGAACGCCACGAGCGCTTCATGGCCAATACCGAGGTGACCGACGAGCTCGGACGGCGGGTGGTGGCCGATGTCGACGCCTGACGGGTGCCCCGACGCCGCCTGCCAGCGACCGATCCCGCAACTGGTGATCGCCCGAGCTCTCGACGCGGTCGCGCAGTTCGTCGACCCCCGCGACGACGGCCGTGTGGTGGTCCGGGCCGATGACGACACCGTCGAGTTCGTGCGTGCCGTCATCGGCCTGGCCGTGGGGTTTGCGTACCTCCTGCACCCCGAGCTCAACGACGCAGAGATCGCCGAAGGGCTGCGCCTGCAAGCGCACTCGATTCGGGAGGTGGAGTCCAGTGTCGGCGGCTGAGCCGGATGGTGGCACGCACGCTCGCCCGCGACCCGCGTCGGGCCTACCCGCGCGGAACTACTCGTGGGAGCCGTTCGTCGCCAACAACACCAAGAGCCTCAAGCATGGCGCGTACTCAGAGCGTGTGATCACTCCGATGGCCGCTCAGATCGGCAACGATCTCGTGGAAGCCCATCCCCATCTTCGCGAATTCAAAGAAGCGACGTTGGAGTACGCGCGCGTAGACGCTCAGGTTGAGTGCCTACAGATGTGGGTCGACGAGCACGGCGAACTCGACGACGCGGGGCAACCGACGGGCGCAACCGTGTTGCTCTTGCGCACCCGCAAGCACCTACTCAACCTTGCCGACCGCCTAGGGATAACCCCGCTGGCCCGCGCTCGGCTGGGCAAGGATACGACCTCGGCTCAGCTCGACATCGCCAAGATCCTCGCCGGTGACGCGTCGAAACCCACGTCGATCGACGGCGAGGTCGAGTCAGAGGATGGTGCGGCATGACGACGGCTGCCGAGGTGTCGGCACTACGTAGTGCCGTGTCGCGGATCGACGTCTTCGCCGAGAAGCTCGTCGGCGCGCCCCTGTGGCCCCATCAGTTGGAGATGGCGACATCAACGGCGCGTATCCGCGTGATGTGCGCCGGCCGTCAGGTCGGCAAGTCGAGAACCTTGGCCGTGGAGGCGCTGCACAAAGCGTTCACGCAAGCTGGCGCATTGGTGTTGTTGATCTCCGCGGGCGAGGTGGCCTCGCGTCGTCTCCTCGAAGAGTGCACCGCGTTGGCCGTCGGGTCGCCGTTGTTGAGCGGATCGGTGGTCGACGAGCAGAAGGCGCAACTGACGCTGTCGAACGGCTCGCGGATCGTCTCGGTCCCCGCCTCCGACAAGCAGATTCGAGGATGGCCGGTCGACCTGCTGATCATCGACGAGGCGGGCTTCGTGGCCGAGGAGATCTGGCGTGCTGCCGAACCGGCGATCATCGCGCGCCCCGGTGCGAGGATCATCCTGTCGTCGTCGCCATGGGGCGGACTCGAACACTTCTTCCGCCGCCTCTGGCAGCGCGGGATGACGAGCCCCGATGCGCGTTACGCCTCGTTCCACTGGCCGTCGTCGATGAACCCGTTGGTGTCTGCCGACGACCTCGAAGCGATCCGCGAGCGCGAGCCGTCGCACTACTTCAACCGCGAGTACCTCGCGGAGTGGACCGACGAGTCGGGTGCGTACTTCACGACATCCGAAATCGACACCGCCGTCGCCGATTACGAACTCATCGAACCGCGGCGCGTCATGAGCGGGTCGATGGTCGTCGGCGGTATCGACTGGGGTCACGCGCACGACGCGAACTGCGTGGTCTACCTGGCCGCGCTCGGCGACGTCGAACTCAACCGTGCTCAGCATGGCGACGAGCCGATCTTCTGGATTCCGTGGCTCGAACACCACTTCCGCATGGAGTACGCCGACTTCATCGCCCAACTTGTGCAGCACGCCAACCGATTCGATGTCGTGCGGTTCATGTCGGAGACCAACGGTGTCGGGCAGATGCCCACCCAGGAGTTGCGCCGTCTACTGCAGCAGGACTCGACAACCATGGTCAGCGGGGTGGTTACCGATACGCGCCGCAAGTCGGGCGGGTTCGGACGGATCAAGATGCTGCTCCAACGCGGTCGGCTCATCCTGCCGCGCCACCCCGAGTTGCTCAAGCAACTGCACTCGTTGACCTTCGAGCAGACCGAGATGGGCCACTTCAAGATCTCGGTACCCGAGTCCGCGGGGCATGACGACCTCGCGATGGCACTCATGCAGGCGGTCTCGGCGATCAACACTCTGCGCAACGAATCCTACGGCGAACAACGCGACGGACAGGGAGCCATCATCACCACTGACCGTGGCACGAAACTTCCTGTGCGACCGGGCTTTATCGCACACGATCCGGTGCTATTCCGAGGAGGAAAGCTCGTCTGATGGCTGACACCGACAACTATTTGCAACTCACTCATCGCCTATTCGGACTAGCGCGCGCATCGCGTCGTGGGCGCTTGCCCGAGCGAGAAGAAATCTACCTGACAGCGTGCCTCGACCACTGGCAGGCGACAGTGACCGAATGGCGCAAATCCGAACGGCCACAACGTGTTTTGGTCGACGAGCAACCCCCATCCGACCGATAGAATCGGACCAACGAACGGAGACGCCTCATGGCCAAGTATCACGGCAGCCCCATCGCAATAGTGCGCGTGCACGCCGACGGAGGCGTGGCGATGAATGACGTTGCAGTGGCACTGATCTTCGGTTCCACACCGGGCCAGATCGCGGCGCGCAAGCTCTACTCGGGCGGCAGCCCGGTCGAGAATGCCACCAAGGCCATGCGACAGCGAGCCATCAAGCGGCGCAAGATATTCACGAAAGCGACCGGCGAGCCGCCAACCGAACTCGGCATGGTGAAGTACTGGGCGCAGCGCGAAGGTGTTGGCGTCATGTACCGCGTCGATGGTGAGGAAACCGTGATGATCGACGCCGAGGGCACTACTATCGACCGCTTCGGCGAATTGGAGACAGCGCATGGCTGACATGAACCTCGGCACTCTCGTCGCGAAGCTCAAGCTCGAAGGCGCAGACCAGTACACCCGCGACGTCACGCGAGCACGCAACGCGTTCGCCGACCTCGCGGACGCAGCGCAGCGTGCCGATCGTCAAGCCGGTCAGATGCGTTCACCCCGTGGGCTTACCGAAATCCGTACCGACGCCGACAAAGCCAGAGCGGCAGTCTCCGACATCGGTGATGGCGCGCAACGCACTTCGACGAGACTCGCGGGCACCGGCGACGGCATGGCGACCGCGCGTAGACAGATCACCTCGGACGCGCAGGCTGCCCGTCGCGAGGTCGAGCAGATCGGCGACTCCGCGCACCAGTCGGCACAACGCACCGAGAACGCGTTCTCGCACTCGGTGTCGCGCATCGCCTCCACCTTCGGCAACGGCGGCCCACTGTCGGAAGCGCTCTCGAACCTTGGCAGCCAGGGCGAGGACGCCGGTGACGATGCAGGCGGTGGAGTCATCTCGGGGTTCACCGCTGCACTGCGCGGTGGTGGTGGTGGTGGTGGCCCGCTGGGCGCTGCCATTGCGGCGGGACTTGCCGTGCAGGTCGGTATCCCCCTCGCAGCGGGCAAGTCGTTCGCCGATCAGGTGATGCAGGGCATGGAAAAGCAGCTCGCCCGCAACACCATTGGCGCGACGTTCGGATTCACCCCAGGACAGATGGAGCAGGCGGGGCTCGCCGCAGGCAACGCTTACGGCAACGCATGGGGTGACTCGGTCAACGACAACATCAAGGCTGCGGGCAACGCCATACAGGCGGGTCTCATCGACGGTAACGCGACCGCCGACCAGATCCAGCCAGTCATCGAGAAGCTCAACATCGTCTCCGGAATCATGGGTACCGAGATCCCCGAGACCGCGAACGCCGCGGGCCAGATGGTCAAGACGGGCCTCGTGGCCAACTCGACGGAAGCCTTCGACCTGCTGACCGCCGCACAACAGCGGGGATTGAACAAGAACCAAGACCTGCTCGACACCGTCAACGAGTACTCGACGCAATGGCGCAAGGCGGGACTCACCGGGGCCGACGCGCTCGGGCTGATCTCACAGGCCACAGCGAATGGCGCGCGCGACGCCGACGTAGCCGCGGATGCCATCAAGGAGTTCACGATCCGCGCCACCGATGGCTCGGAGTCCACCTCGACCGCATTGCAAGGTCTCGGCCTCAACGTGCAGGACATCACGACGCAGCTCGCTCAGGGCGGCGCGGGTGCCAAGCAGGGTCTCGACTCGATCCTCGACAAGCTCCGCGAGATGCCCCCGTCGGTCGAGAAGAACCAGATCGCCGCGGCCTTGTTCGGCACCCAGTGGGAAGACCTCGGCGCGGCATTCGATCACTTCGACATAACAACCGCGAAAGACCAACTCGGCCAAATCGGAGACGCGACCGACCGTGCCGGACAACAGATGTCCAACGGCGCATCCGGAATCCAGGGCCTCAAGAACACCGTCAGCGCGACCATCGACGAGATACAGATCAAACTCGCCAACGCCTTCGGACCCGCAGCCCAGCAGCTCACCGACTGGGTGAGCGCACACAAAGACGAGATCACCAACTTCTTCCTCGACGTCGCGAAATATGCAGGTATCGCCGCGGGTGGCACCATCGCGGCCGGTGGTGGCATCCTCGACATCCTCGGTCGTGTGGTCACGAGCGTGGGGTACATGCAGAAGTACACCGTCGGCGCGTTCGGTTCGATGGCCTCGTCACTCGGCGGCATCCTCAAACACCTTCCCGGAACCATGGGCGACCTCGGGCGCAACCTCGAAACAGCCGGCAACGCAGCCATCGGCGCTGCCGACAAGATGATCGGCGTTGGTCAGGGCATGACCCAAGCCGGTGACGAGGCGGCAAAGCTGGGGATCAAAGCTGCCCAAGCCTCGGCAGCCATCGGGCAGACAGGTGATGCAGCGAAGGAAACGACCGCCAAGTTCGGCGACCTGACCGTCACGGTGAACGGGGTGCCCGACAGCAAGTCCGTCACGATCACCGACAACAGCCCCGAGACGAAGCAGAAGCTCGAAGCCCTCGGCTACACCGTCACGACCCTGCCTGACGGCTCGGTCAAGGTAGAGGCGAAAACCGAACAGGCGCAACGCGATATCGCCGAGATCATCAAGCAGCGCCACATGGAGGTGCTGGTCACCTACAAGGACGTCGAGGGCAACACCGTCTCGGCTCCCGCGAGCGCACCGCGCGATGCGCAGGGCCGTCGACTCGTAGGCCGCGCTGGTGGCGGGCAGGTGTTCGGCCCCGGTGGCCCGAAGGATGACCGCATCTTCACCGCGCTCTCCAACCGCGAATGGGTGCAGCCCGTCGACGCTGTCGACTACTACGGCAACGCGTTCATGTCCGACGTGCAGCACATGCGCTTTCCCCGCATCCCCGGCTACGCCGACGGCGGCCAGGTGGGCTACGGGCTACCCGCGGGCTCGTCCGGCTCCGACGGCTTCCCCGACTGGATCACCCAGCTCGGCGCGGCCCACGGCGTCAAGCCCGCCACCTACGCCGGTCACCAGGAGAGCGACCGCAACGAGGCGGGCTACGCCCCGAACCCACAGCACCTCAACCGCGGTATCGACTGGACCGGCTCGGTCGCCGACATGCAGGCGTTCGCGGAATACATGATGGGTCAGGCGGTCAACGATCCGTCGATCGAGCAGGTCATCTGGATGAACCCGCAGACCGGGCAGAAGCTCGGCTGGCACGGTCGCCAACCCGACACCGACGGCTCCTACTTCGCCAGCGACTACGCGGGTCACACCGATCATGTGCACACCCGCTTCTCGGCGCAGGTCGGGGCGCAGACGGGCGCACAGGGTCAACAGGGCGGCATCCGCGACATCACGCTCGGCCCCAACGCATCCCGCGACGACGTGGCGCGCAAGATCATCGCCGAAGGCCGCAAGCGCGGCTACTCCGACGCCGAGATCGAGGCGTACCTCGCGACCGCGATGCAAGAGAGCAACCTGTCGAACTCTGCCATCGGCGGTGGCGGCGCATGGCACGGTACCTTCCAGCAGGATTCGAGCTACGCGGGCCGCGACGATCCCAACACCAACATCACCGGCTTCTACGACCGCATGGACAAGCTCAAGCAGTCCCCCGGCTACGACAAGTCCGACCCGTACAAAAACGCGTTCTGGCTACAGCAGGCACCGGGTAGCGACTCGGCGGCGTCGGCGTATTCCAGTGGGCGACAGGGCTACTACAGCGAGATCAAGTCCAAGCAGGGTGAGTCCAAAGACCTCTTGACCCGCCTCGGTCCGTCGGTCGGCACCGCTGACGGCGCGGGCGCGTCGGGCGACTTCGGCGGCACGGGAATGCCGGTGCAGGTGACGAACTGGCCGTCGAGCTTCGGGTCCGGTAGTGGCTCGTCGTCGAGTTCGTCGTTCTCCAGTAGCTATGACACCCCGTCGGCGTCGACGAAGATGCCCGACGTCGACAACAAGACCCGCCCCACCGACTCCGACCTCACGAGCGGCCATGCCGCGGTCGCGGAGGCTGAACGCGCGGTCACCGAGGCACAGGCCGCGGCGAAGGTGGCGCAGACGAAGTACGACTCGGCCAAGCCGCAGGACCGCGCCGCCGCCAAGGGGGAACTCGACAAGGCCAACAGCGCCGTCACCGAGGCGCAGGCGACCGCGCAAACCTCACGGGACCTGATGGCCGACCTCCAGGCGCGCCACGACCGCTTCGCCACCGCTCCGGATCGGTCGGAGTTGATCACGAAGCAGGCTGAACTCGCGAAGGCTAAGCGCGACCTCGTGCAGTTGCAGGCCGCGCAACGCGACGCCGAGAAGAAAGCCGGTGACGCTCGCGCGCAACACAAGTCGGCCACCGACATCGCCACCGCCGACGCGGATGCGACGAAGGCACGCAACGCGGTCGCGAGCGCACAGTCGGCAATCACGACGCTCGAAGAAGAGATTCGCAAGGCGCAGCGCGAGGCCGACAGCAGCGCGGGTGAGCGCAAGGGCGAGGCGGGCAAGAACCCGCTACCGCTGATGGCCTACGCCAACGGCGGCTGGGGCGGACCCGACGCCGCGCAGATGCTCGACCAGGCGAACGCGTGGGTCACCCTCGCGGGCGAAGCGGGACGTGAAGCGTTCATCCCGATCAACGGCTCCGACAAGTCGAAGAACCTGTGGCTGCAAGCGGGTCGCGAACTTGGGATGGTGAAGGCGTTTGCCGACGGCGGCTTCGGTGGCTATCAGGAGGACACATCCGACTGGATGGCCCCGAAGAGCTGGCAGGACTGGATGGCCCTCGGGGCGGGCGCGGGCTTCACCGCCGCGAGCGCCATCGCACCGTACGCCGCCATCGCCTACGACTTCGCCACAGACGGTGCCGGATCGGTCACCCTCGGCGACCTCGCGCCGCAACCGTCGACCGGCAGCAACGACATACCCGTGCTCTCGCAGGTCATCTCGGACCAGATGAGCGCACTCACGAGCCAGATCGGCGAACTACAGAAGGCCGTCAAGGAGGGCAAGCAGGTGTACATCACCGTGCAGGACATGCAGGACTTGCTCAAGAAGTCAGGCATCCACTTGGCGGCGATGGGATGAACGCGCCACTGATGACGTGTAGATTTGTACGGACACTTCCCGTACATTGGAGTAGATAAACCCTCATTCTCGCAGCCAAAAGGGGTGTCATGGCAGATACGAAGAGCAAGCGGATCGAGGTCCGAGCGGAAGCTCAGACTCTCGATCGGATTCAACGCGCCGCCAATGTCGTGCACGAACCCGCATCTGAGTTTGTTCGGAAGGCAGCGTTGGCACGTGCGGAAGAGGTGCTTCGACAAGAGTTGATTACAGTCATGCCGACTGAGCAGTTCGATGCGTTGATGTCGTCCCTGGACTCTGCCGACGCGGCTCCTCGACTGGCTGAAGCCGCGCGCAAGCCCGCCGTGTTCAAGCGCCGATGAGAGAGTTTGAGTCGACCCAGCTGGACGACGATCACGTCATCGAAGGGTTCGACTGTGGCATCGAGTCACTCAACGATTGGCTTTCCGAACAAGCTCACCGTGCGAACAACGGCGGCGTTGCGCGTGTGTACGTGTGGACACCGCTAGGCGAGTCGAAAGTGTGTGCTTACTTCGCAATTTGCCCTACTGAGGTAGTGCGTGAAGACGACGGAGTGAGTGGTGGTCTCGCTGGAGGGTACTCACGGGTGCCGGGGTTCCTGATCGCTCGCCTCGCGCTCGACTCCTCGATACAGGGGAATGGATACGGAGAACAATTGCTCCTAGATGCGCTTGGGCGCGCTGTTGGCGCGGCCGAGATGGGTGGTGGGCGACTGATCGTCGTCGATGCCATCAATGAGGAGGCGCAGCGGTTTTACGAGCGGTTTGATTTCACCCCGGTGGCGAAGCGTGAGCGACGCCTAGTGATGAAAGTATCCACGGCATCGAAGGCACTGGCCGACCGGTGGGCCGACTAG